GTACCGTCTCGCAGGATGTGTTGCGCGATCATCTCAGTGTTGCGATGGATCCACGCTGTCAGCTTCCATCCCCTGTGGCAATTCGCGGGGTCGCCCTCGCTGCACATCAGCGCGACGCGTGTGCGGCTCGCCATTTCTTCGACTTGCCGCATTCTACCAATAAACTCTGCGGAAGTCACAGGGGTTTTCCCCCGCCCGCCCAACTCCTTGCCGGCCCAGAAGTAGTCGATGCCCTCTACTCGAATGGAGGCGCGCAGCTGCTCCCTAATGAAGTGTGGACTAAAACTAGAATAAGGCTCACTCCGAACGTCGATGACAGCGCGTATCTGACGGCGATCAAGCAATGCCAGAAAATCCTCTATAGAATGATTCGAGTGGCCGATCGTAAATAGCCCCGGCAGGGCTTCTGAGAGTGCCTTCTCCGCAGCGGGCGGCTCATCGGCCTGCGCGTAGTACCCGGGCCTCGTCGTCACGAACGTGAGATGTTTGCACCAGCGCTTATTCCGGCTGTGCTTGTAGGCAGGGCACGTGCAGTGCCTCTCCTCGGTGTCAACTTCGTACGCGGTTTTCGGTTCAGACAAGCTCGGGACAACGAATCGTGCCACTCAGGCTCTCCTCGTTAGGGGTATCGGTCATCCTGTTAAGGACTTTAGGGGTTTTCCCCGAAATAGTCAAGAGAATTTTCACTGCCCCTTTTCGCCACATGCTGGGGCCTGGAGGGGGGCCCTAACTACTGGTAGCCACCGCTAGTTCGGCAGCTGCGGCCTCGCCCCCGGTGAGCCCCGTCGCCAGGGGAATGAAAGAGATCATCTCGCCTAGGCCTACATCGCCCACCGGCACGATGATCCCGCGGCAGCCCGGGTGAAACGGGGGCTTATTCCAGCCCGCCCCGGTCAGCTCCACATCCGACATTGAAGTCAAATCTGAGACCCCTTGCCGGGACGTGCTCGGGAACGGGCTGCTAGACGCCAGCTCCATCGGGTTCCCGGTGAGCAGGATCTGCTCAGTCTGAGCGAGCGCCGGCTTGACGCTGAAAATCTTCCCGTGCATCCGGCGGCACACGGCGCAGGTCCGGCGATCGAGCACTTCACTGATTTGGTATCGCCCGGTGCCCATCGAATCCGCCTGGGACAGGGCGCCGTAGGAAGCGAGCCGCGACGTGGAGAGATTGGCAGCGACGTCGATCGCGGCGCCCCCGCTGGCCACCGCTGTATTGAGCTTGCTCGCGAGCCCTGCGATTATGGCCTTGAGGATAATCATCCCACCGGTGACAACCTCTACGGCCTGGACTTCCTCAGCCTCGGCCTCATCCAACACCGCCAGCGCCTTTTCCTGAACTTGACGGATGGACTGCTCAAGCCCTACCTGCATCGTTGCGGAAGCAAGCGTGACCTCTACAGGCAGTGACTCGTCGCCGCGCGCTAGGCGGGTCTCACCCACTCTGCCTTCTGTAAAGAAGCTCTGGCCGAGCAAATAGGCTTTCAGCGAAAGCTGATCGATCAAGCCTATGTTCGCTTCAACGGTTGCGGCGAATGACAGCTCTTTCACCGCGCGCTTGGCTCCGGACCAATCTCCGGCGTTGGCCAGCTTCGTGGCTCGAACTACGATCTCGGCCGCGTTCCGGCGGCGCCAGTCAAGGTAGAGCTTTCGGGCAAGGCTCTCCTCAAGTGTGATGAAGCTGGTGTTTTCGGCCATCTCAGCGGCCCTCGACTTCCCTCGTCGTCACGTCCAGCGCGAAGGCTGTCAGCTCCTGGGCTCCGTCCGGATCATGCTCCAAGGCGGGCAGCATGTGAGCGGTGAGCAGCGTTCGAAATTGTTCGCGCTGCCCGTCATCCAACGTAGCGACCTTCGCCCGAATACTTTTGAACCGCGCGACCTCCTCGGGGCGTGCGAGTCCAATCTGGAGCACCTCTGCCATCTCCTGCGCCATCGTGATCAAGCCCGGCGAGAATTCGAACTTCTCTTTCGGCTTTGCCTTTCCGGGCTTCGGCTTCGGCTTTCCCTCTCCGCCGTCCGGAGGCGCGGCGCCGAAGGCCGGCTGACGGGCTTTCGCTTCCCGATCGGCCGTTTCCCGCTCGTCAAGCACTGCAAGATCCTCGTCCGTCAGCGTGAGATCCGGCCAACCGACCGTCTCCCCAACGCGCTCAACCAGCATCTTCGGGGGGATCAAGGCCTTGATCAGGCCCAGGCCCGCGAGTTGCCTCTCCGTATCAGCAAGGGCCAGAGTCTTGGATCGGTAGAGATATTTCTCCCCGTTCGGCAGCTCCGGCATCAGCTTCAGGTTGATGATCTCGTCGAACTCCTGGCGCTCACACGCAAACACTTGCGCCTCCGCGACCAGCATCGAAGACAGCGCGGTGGCGAACGTGAAATCATCGCTCATCCCAATGAACTGCCCGGGGATCCGGAACGAGCGTTGGACCCGCTTGTCGCAGTTCTCGATGTACTTCTCGAACATCGAATCGTTCTGGCGCTCGCTTCCGAACCGCTCCACCTGAATCTTCACGTTCGACGGATTATCCACGGTGCCGCCGGTCGAGTAGGCCTCCAGCACGATGGCCGCGTGGCGATTGATACCCGTGGCCAGGAAGTGATCGCGCAGGGCCTTCTCGGCCTCCGTAGCGAGGGCTCCGCCGGACACGATGAGCATCATCGGCGGTATCCCTCCGGAATCAAAAAACAAAAGATTGAACTCTTCGGCGCGGCGTGAGCCGAGAACGCTCGGAGAGTTGCTCCACCACCGCGGGAGCCCGTAGGGGCTGAACGGATCGGGCTGATTCTTGAAGTGGATGATTTCGTTGCCGCGCAGCTTGAACTCCAGCACGCCTTTTTCTGCCCACTCGCCTGTTTCGCGGTTCACATCGCGGCTCGCGCCGAACTCTTTGAACCACACAGCCTTGGTGCCCACGGCCTGAACGAAGCGCCGCTCCCGGACGGGGACCACGACCTTCTGATCTTTCCCATTGCGGGTCACGATTTTCTCAACGTCCACCGGATCGTCCAGGCGAATCAGCCGCATATTCTTCGCGGGGATGATCGGCTTCCAGAAAATGACTTCACCCATCGCGTTCCGCATTATTTCCAAGTAGGCGTTGCCGATACGCTCCTGCTCGTTCCGCATCGCGCGGCGCTGGGTCAGGAACGATTCGCCCGGGTAGGGCTCGTCGAAGTACTCTTGGATCGCCCCCCGCTCTTTCTCGGACTGCTTCTTTCCTGCCTCGCTCTCCTCGCCCTGTTTACCGTTATTGACGATCTCGGCTCCGGTCCCGTCGATGTTCACTACCATCGCCTGGATAAGCGGCGGGAGAATCGAATTCTTCTCGCCCAGGTCTGCAACCACGTCGAAATCGAAGGGCGGATCGATCAGCTGGCCCGTGCCCCCCTCGGTTAGAAGTTTGGAAAACGCTTCGACTGCATCACTGGAGGCGGGGTTTACATCGGCCTTCTTCCGCCCATGCTGGTTCACAATAGCAACCGACGGGCTCTCGCCCCCCTTGTAAACGATGACTCGGGGTTGAGGTGCGGCGGCGGGCTTGGTCTCGTTATCAGGCATAATTTGCGTCCTAAACAGATTTACTCAGTTACGCGGCGATCTTGAACTTTTTCAACGCGCCCATGCTTGGCCCGATCTCGGCATCCACCGGGAACGGTATCTGGTGCTTCCACTCGAAAGTATCGCGGATAGGCAGGCTATTTACAACCCCGACGGCCTCTGCAAGATCTGCTTCGATCGTCTCAACCCTGCCGTACCCGTTCAGGGAGTCATGCGTCATCCCCACCGTGTGGAATCTATCCAGCCGGTCGTCGAACCGCTCCTCGATCCGGGCCGCCGCCCAGAGGCAGAGGTCGGATAGGCAGGACTGCACCGGGCTATTGATCGCCTGGCGCTCGGCCCTCGCCACGATCTCCTTGTCGGTGCTGTCGATGTGGGGTAGGTGGCGGATCCGGCCCAGAGGGCTCCGCACAGCCTTGTCCCGGTGCGCTGCTGCGCGTTGCTTATCGTGCCAGGGGTGCAGCCCCGGATAGGTCGAAAAGAATCGATCCTGGGCCTCCTGGGCCTCCTTCAGTGAAACAACCACCTCGTAACCCTTCCAGGCATACTTCACGAAGCCCTTCGCGCC